AGTGCTCTGCAAAGCGGTGCTCGATGTGTTCAATCTTCGTCCGGCGGCAATCATCGAAGCACTGAGTTTGCGAGATCCCATTTATGCAGATACAGCAACCTATGGCCATTTCAGTGGAACACTCTCCCGCTGGGAATGGCTGGACCGTTATAAAGAGCTACGGGAGGCGGTAAAAAAATATGCTAATTGAGAAAAAGAATACAGCCGAGCTTCTGCCTGCGGATTACAATCCCCGCAAGGATTTAAAGCCCGGCGATCCTGAATATGAAAAACTAAAGCGCTCAATTGAACAGTTCGGATACGTCGAGCTGGTCATCTGGAATAAGATGACCGGCCGTGTTGTAGGTGGGCATCAACGTTTGAAAGTGCTCATCGATATGGGCATCACTGAGGTCGAGTGCGTCGTGGTCGAGCTGCCGGAAGACAAGGAAAAGGCGCTCAACATTGCGCTGAACAAGATTTCCGGCGAGTGGGATAAAGATAAGCTGGCTCTCCTGATTGCTGACCTGCAGGGTGCGGACTTTGATGTGTCGCTCACGGGCTTTGACCCCGCCGAACTGGATGATCTGTTCAAGGATAGTATCAAAGACGGCATCCACGACGATGATTTCGATGTGGATTCGGAACTCAAGGAACCGCCAATCACTAAGCTCGGTGACGTATGGACGCTCGGTCGGCACCGGCTGGTCTGTGGTGACAGTACCAAGACAGACACCTTTGATTTGCTGATGGCTGGAGCTAAAGCTAACCTTGTCATTACCGACCCACCCTACAACGTCAACTACGAAGGCAGTGCCGGAAAAATCAAGAACGACAATATGGCGAACGACGCCTTCTACCATTTTCTGCTCGATGCTTTTATAAACACCGAATCAGTCATGGCGAACGACGCCAGCATCTATGTTTTTCATGCCGACACCGAAGGGCTCAATTTCAGGAGAGCCTTTTCGGACGCCGGCTTTTATTTATCTGGTTGCTGCATCTGGAAGAAGCAGTCGCTGGTGCTCGGCCGCTCCCCATACCAGTGGCAGCACGAGCCTGTGCTCTACGGCTGGAAGAAAACCGGGAAGCACCAGTGGTACACCGGACGCAAGGAAACCACCATCTGGGAGTTCGACAAGCCCAAGAAAAACGGCGACCACCCGACCATGAAGCCGATCCCTCTATTGGCGTACCCGATTATGAATAGCAGCATGAGCAACACGCTGGTGCTCGATCCCTTTGGCGGCAGCGGTTCTACGCTCATAGCCTGTGAACAGTCTGACCGCTCTTGCTACACCATTGAGCTCGACGAAAAGTTCTGCGACGTTATCGTCAAACGGTATATCGAGCAGGTCGGCTCGGCAGAGAAGGTTTCTGTACAGCGCGATGGTTTGCTCTACTCCTATGCGGAGATGACCGTAGATAAGTAACCTCACGCCCGATTCTCTTTTCGACAGCTTATTGGATGGTCTGATCTGTAACTTTTGTGCTATCCGACATTGTATTATCTACACAAGAAACCGCCGAATAATCGGTACAGTATTCTCCACAGAAATCGCATAAAACCGTTGCTATATAAGCGGTTTAGAGTGATTAATGTAATACCGAAAAAGAAAGGTGGTTTGAAAAATGAAACTCAAATACAATGTTACAGGCAGCGAACGCAAATCATTAGTCGGGGCAATCTGCACGGCACTGGATGCCCCAACCAAGTACCTTGGAGCCCCTACATTCGCTTACGAGGTTGGTGATTACCAGATTGACAAGGCCGGAACACTTACAGGTCCCGACAACCTTGACTTGGAGGATTCGCTCCATCAAGCGGGCTTTGACGCAGACGGCGACAGTCGCGAGTATGATGAAGCCGACACCTACGAGAGCGGGCTTGGCGGCATGGGTGCACTTGACGAGTTTCCGGATATTGACCAGCACCACCCCGGACAGTATGCCAACCCCGATGCGCCCATTACCGAAGCCATGCAAAGGCAGCTGGAGGATGCGCCTGCTTTTGAGGATTTGCGGATGGACGGGCGCGAGGAACTTGGCCTGGGGCGCACTCGCCGTGAGGACTTCCAGGGTGAAAACGGAATGCAGGCCAGCGATGTGCCGGAATTCGATGAGGACATCGGGCTGGTAATTGAGATGCCGCGCTCATCCTTCACCGACACAGCACTTGGCAACCTTAAGCGGCTGGTCAGCAGCAAGGACAACCTCATCAAAAAGGCATTCGGTACGGAAACGCTCGAAATTGAAATAACAGAAGATAAGGTGCGCTTCCCGTGGTTTGAGGACGGCACAAACCCTGACGCAGTCAAGGCATACACACATTTTGTGACTGCGCTCTGCGAGATGGCAAGGGTACGAAAACGTGTCACCGCAAAGGAAAAGAATACCGATAACGACAAATACGCTTTTCGCTGCTTTCTCCTGCGGCTTGGCTTCATCGGAGCAGCGTACAAAGAGGAACGCAAAATTCTGCTGAAGAATCTCTCCGGCAGCTCGGCCTTCAAGGACGGACAGAAAAAAGGGTTTTCGCAGGATGACCTTGATAAAGCAAAAGCTAACCCTGCTGTACGCGCCGAAATCAAAGCCATTTTGGGAGGAAACAATGATGAACAATAATTTCCCATCAAGAGAAACTGTCGAGCGTATCCGAAAACAGTATCCGGTTGGTTGCCGCGTGGAGCTTCTTCGCATGGACGATGTGCAGGCTCCACCCATTGGCACCAAGGGCACCGTAACCGGCGTGGACGACACAGCAAGCATCATGGTTAACTGGGATAACGGTAGCGGATTGAATGTGGTCTATGGTGAGGATAGTTGTCGGAGGTGTGACGATGACAGATAAAGTACGTACACAGATTCTGGCTATCCGAGACACTGGGCTGACGAATATGTTTGATGTTGCCACGGTGCAACGTATCGCAAACGACATGGGCTTCTACGAACTGGTAGTATACCTCGAAGAAAACCGCAAGGAATATGCCCATTTCATCCTGACCGGCGATGCTTAATATACACACTTTTATGCGCGGATATTTGGTACTTTTATGTCGGTATATTCTTTAAATTGACTTGCTATTGTGTGCTTTTAGAGCGAACATACACATACAAAAACGAAAGGAGCACACCAGCATGACTGAGAAACAGATTAAGCAAATCAAGAGCCAATTGCCGCAAGGCGAGAGAATCGACAGAATGTACACAGCTTTTGAAGGTGGTATTCGAGTGATTACTAAAGACGCGAACGGACGCGAGATCCGCTACAATGTAAGCTTCGATGCCAACGACAACGCCAGCATCAAGAAATTCTAAGGAGGGCGCGACAATGTGGAAAGAAGGAAGCCTGAAAATTCACGACAGCATTTTTCATTACTGGATGAAACAATACGACGAAGGTTCACAATACGGCATCGAGGGCGGCAGAATCAGCAAGCTGATGCTCAAGCGGAACGGCGAGGTTGTTTGTAACTACGACAGAGGCTGGGACATCAAGCCCTCCGACCCTGATACAAAGCTTGCCCTTGAGCTTCTCCTTCACAGCGAGAACTTCTAACCAGCGCTAATAAAATAGCCGAGGTTCAGCCCTACCTGGGGCTGTATCTCGTACAGATAGCTTTTGACGGACTGCCGATGGCGGTCTTTTATTTTGCCCATGAGGAGGTGGCGCATACGAGAAAACTTAAAAAATATGTACCTACAAGGTTTATGGCTTCCGATTCGTATTACGACAAGTCTGCCGCCGATTATGCCGTTGCTTTTGTCGAAGCTCTCTCACATACAAAAGGCACGTGGGCTGGTAAGCCTTTCGAGCTTATCGACTGGCAGGAACAGATTATTCGTGACATCTTTGGAACGCTCAAGCCCAACGGCTACCGACAATTCAATACCGCCTATGTAGAAATACCAAAGAAAATGGGCAAGAGTGAGCTTGCGGCGGCGATTGCTCTGCTGCTTACCTGCGGAGATTTTGAGGAACGCGCCGAGGTTTATGGCTGTGCCGCCGACCGAAACCAAGCGTCCATTGTTTTTAATGTGGCGGCGGATATGGTGCGGATGTGTCCGGCACTGGATAAGCGTGTCAAAATTCTTGATGCCACCAAGCGACTCATCTATCAAAAAACGAATAGCACCTACCAAGTGCTGTCTGCTGATGTTGGTAATAAACACGGCTTCAACACCCACGGCGTGGTATTTGATGAGTTGCATACCCAGCCGAACCGCAAACTCTATGATGTCATGACCAAAGGCAGCGGTGATGCGAGAATGCAGCCGCTGTATTTTCTTATCACAACAGCCGGAGACAATCAGAACAGCATCTGCTGGGAGGTGCATCAGAAGGCGCTAGATATCATCGACGGTAGAAAACATGACCCGACCTTCTACCCGGTTATATATGGTGCGGCACAGGAGGATGATTGGACAGATCCAAAGGTATGGAAAAAAGCAAATCCATCCCTCGGCATTACGGTGAGTATGGACAAAGTCAAAGCGGCTTTTGAATCAGCAAGGCAGAATCCCGCCGAGGAGAACAGCTTTCGACAGCTCCGCTTGAACCAGTGGGTCAAGCAGGCTGTACGCTGGATGCCGATGGACAAATGGGATGCCTGCGCTTTTGCGGTTGATCCAGAAGCCTTACAGGGCCGGGTTTGCTACGGGGGCCTTGACCTTTCCTCTTCCACCGATATTACTGCTTTTGTGCTGGTGTTCCCGCCGTTGGACGAGGATGACAAGTATATCGTTCTTCCGTTTTTCTGGATACCAGAAGAGAACATCGATTTGCGTGTGCGCAGAGACCATGTGAATTATGATGTTTGGAAAAAGCAAGGCTATCTCCAAACTACCGAGGGCAATGTCGTCCATTACGGATACATTGAAAAGTTCATTGAGCAACTTGGCGAGAAATACAACATCCGTGAAATAGCATTCGACCGCTGGGGCGCTGTGCAGATGGTACAGAACCTTGAGGGCCTGGGTTTCACAGTTGTTCCGTTCGGTCAGGGTTTCAAGGATATGAGTCCGCCCACCAAAGAACTGATGAAGCTAACCTTAGAACAGAAACTTGCCCATGGCGGTCATCCGGTTCTGCGCTGGATGATGGACAACATATATATCCGCACCGATCCGGCGGGCAACATCAAAACAGACAAAGAGAAATCTACCGAGAAAATCGACGGCGCGGTAGCCACCATTATGGCGCTCGACCGGGCGATACGATGCGGCAATGTTACGAGCGAAAGCGTGTATGACACACGTGGACTGCTCGTTTTTTGATTGGAGGTAAATGCCTATGAACATCTTCCAGGGGATATTTAAAGCCCGCGACAAGCCTAAAAACTTAGGCGGCAGCACCAGCTTTCTATGGGGAGGTTCCTCCTCCGGCAAGGTTGTCAATGAAAAAACTGCCATGCAAATGACCGCGGTTTACAGCTGCGTCCGCATATTATCTGAAGCAATCGCTGGCCTGCCGCTGTTTGTGTATAAATACGGCGACGACGGCAGCAAGGACAAATATCTCGACCATCCGCTGTGGCGTGTACTGCACGACGAACCGAACCCGGAGATGACGTCGTTTGTTTTTAGAGAGACGATGATGAACCATCTACTGCTGACGGGCAACGCCTACGCGCAAATTATCCGAAACGCACGCGGCGACGTCGTGGCGTTGTACCCTCTCATGCCCGACCGCATGACTGTTGACCGGGATTCGCAGGGACGACTGTATTATCGCTACAGAAAAAGCAGCGACGACGCGCCGGAAGTCAGCAGAAACAAACCGAGCGATGTTATTCTCGCGCCAAGCGATGTGCTGCATGTTCTCGGCTTGGGCTTTGACGGGCTGGTCGGCTACTCGCCGATTGCAATGGCAAAAAACGCCGTGGGTCTTGCTATCGCCGCCGAGGAATACGGCGCTAAATTCTTTGCCAACGGCGCGGCACCAAGCGGCGTGTTGGAGCATCCCGGCACCATAAAGGACCCGGAGCGGATAAGGCAAAGCTGGCAGTCCACCTTCGGCGGCAGCGCCAACAGCAACAAAATCGCTGTCCTTGAGGAAGGTCTCAAGTATACACCGATAGCCATTTCACCCGAACAGGCGCAGTTCCTTGAAACACGGAAATTTCAGATCAATGAGATAGCTCGAATTTTCAGGGTCCCACCCCATATGTTGGCGGATCTTGAGAAGTCGAGCTTTTCAAATATTGAGCAGCAGTCGCTTGAATTTGTAAAATACACGCTTGATCCGTGGGTTATCCGCTGGGAACAGGCGATGAACAAGTCGCTTCTTCTCGAAAGCGAAAAGCGTGATGTGTTTACAAAATTCAATGTGGATGGGCTGCTTCGCGGAGATTACGCCAGCCGTATGACAGGCTACGCTACAGCGCGGCAGAACGGCTGGATGAGCGCAAACGACATCAGACAGCTTGAAAATCTCGACCGGATACCGGCGGAACTCGGCGGCGACCTTTACCTTGTCAACGGCGCAATGACCAAATTACAGGACGCCGGTGCGTTCGCAAATACAACTACAACAGAAACGGAGGAAACCTCAGATGGACAAAACAATACGGGCGGTAAGCCCAAGCAAGTCCCTCGGCAGAGCAAGCAATAAGCACTTCTGGAACTGGGACAAAGACGAGGCATTAGGCGTCCGCACCCTTTACCTCGACGGTACTATTGCGGACGAGAGCTGGTGGGACGATGAAATCACCCCTCGGATGTTCAAAGATGAGCTGCTTTCAGGCAGCGGCGATATCGTCGTGTGGATCAATTCTCCCGGTGGTGACTGTGTGGCAGCTTCTCAGATTTACGCCATGCTCATGGACTACACAGGAAATGTAACCGTGAAAATTGATGGCTTGGCAGCAAGCGCGGCTTCGGTAATCGCTATGGCTGGAACCGAGGTGCTCATGGCTCCAACAGCGCTGCTCATGATTCACAATCCAATGTCAATCGCAATCGGTGATACCGAGGAAATGCAGAAAGCCATCGCCATGCTGGACGAAGTCAAGGAATCGATCATCAACGCTTATGAAATCAAGACCGGGCAGTCGCGAGCAAAAATCTCGCATCTCATGGACGGTGAAACCTGGATGAATGCGAACAAGGCTATAGAGTTGGGTTTCGCGGATGGCATCTTGGAAGACGCCAAGCGCGTTCATACTGAAGATATGGTCTTTGCGTTCAGCCGCAGAGCGGTTACCAACTCGCTCATGAACAAGCTCATCTCTAAACCCGCTCCGAAATCGGAGCAAAAGAAGCAGGATGCGTCGACTGGCGTTTCCATCGAAGCGGCTATGCAGAAACTGCAGGCCCGTAAATACATTTAACGGAGGAATTTGATTATGAAAAAGGTACTCGAAATGCGTGAAAAACGCGCAAAGGCATGGGATGCTGCAAAGG